CTCCAAATATGGTGTAATATTGGTGGAACCTGGAAGGCAAATTTACCAGGCCCCCGGGGAGTTGCGCCTCCCCTGCCACTACCAAACGAGTGGCCAGTCGGCCAGCCAAGTGGGCTGATCCTCCACCCATCCAGTGCTCGCCGGATGGTCGCTTGTTGGCATAAGCCCGCTCGCAATTGCGGTCAGGGCCCCGCCAACAGGGGCCCAATAGAGGATGGATTTGTACGAGGTGATCTTTTTCCTCGAAATTACACCAGAATGCCCTCGCCTATTACCCTCCCATCCGCACCACACGCTGGAGAAATACCAGGGCCAAGATGCGGGAGTTAAGGCTACTCTCATTCTAAGTGTACACATATTGTGATTGTGGCGTGGTGCGTGTTGCCCACAATGTCCACTTCGCAAGGCCAGTCAACCCAGGGATAATGATGTGTGTGTTGCCAGTACCATTGAACCAAAGATTGACCAACACCGTTGTGCCATCAGTGACACGAGTCTGGCTAAGAATGGTCCCCCCTGTAATAGTAACAGCGGATGTGGCAGATGCAGCAGCAATAGCCTGAACATAATAGGTCCCTGACCCAAAGGACTGGAACTGTATCTGAGACACAGACCCAGTCTCATTAAAGAGAGGAAAATTCGATGGAAAGTTTGCCACAGCATTCGCCCCAGTTCCATATGAAGAGGCCAGGTCACCAGTGTTGGGTTGCGGGTCTTTAAGCTCCACGTCATAGAGTGCATATAATTCACCAACAGAGGAGGTAGACCCACCTGACCAAGTAGCAGCAAAGAACTGCCCCTGATCTATCAACGCGGTGGTATTAGAAAGGACACTGCCAACAGATGAATTATCATTATAATACCATTTAGCAGTGTCTGATAACTTCAAATCAAGGGACAGCGTTGACCATAGTGACCCTTCCGTAGAACATGAATAAGATGACAAGCCCTGGCGATCAGTGGGGATGGGATCGGTAGAATCAGGATCGTAACCCAACATTATGCGCCCCGTTTCAGTTGTGGCACATAAAGGGACGTAGACCAATCGAACCCGCTTAAACCTATAATAATCGTAGGCACCTGCTATAGAAGCGAGCCAAGGAAACGACACAGAGCTGGCCGCATTAACCTGGTAAATAGATTGTCCTGTGGTAAACTGGTTTGTGATACTCAACGTAGTCGTATTGGCCACGGAACTCACAAGCTCCTTATGTGTGATACGTATGGTGCCTTTAGACCCTCGAATCTTGGGCGCGGATCGGCGAACGCTAATACCATTCGCCACTCCTGCCACCTGACCATAGGGCGCGCCTGGATGTGTAACCATAGTACCAGGACCAGCATCACCAAAGGATGCCATAAGATCCCCAAATATATCAGCAGCGTCCACAGCATAATTGGCCGCCTGGATTGCTTGTGGTAAATAAGGAACCATTTGTAATGCAGGATACTTCTCAATTGCTTGGTTCACTGCCTTGCCCACTTTACGGGCCTTGCGCGCACCACTCTTCAACTTGTTTGTCATTGCGATATCTATAAATTGTTGGTTGTGTATGGGATCCCCCCAACCATAAGGAGACTGTACATGTGGTGGTACCAGTGGCAGGATCCGTGCAGTCGTTCGGCATTTTGTTTAGCACGTAAATCTTTACGCCCCCTAGACGGGGGCAACGTTTTGGTCCATTTAAACCACCACACCCCATAAATCATCACATGGGAAGTTGTCGGTGGGCGAATTGGTCATGGCTACCAACCCGCACCTGGGCAGTGTACTGCCAACGGTCGAAATATAACTCCAACTGTAATTGTTCTTGTGGAGTAATGCCAAAGGCTGTATGGAATGATGCTCTAGCTTCGGGTGTAACAGGCCCGAAATCACGATCCATACCCTCTGTCATCTTACGCACATACCACGATCTATACTCCACAAACTTTCGACCGCCACTCCCATACCGTCGCAACGCTCGATAGAAATTCTGACACACAGGCAGTCCCCCAGTGAGACGGAGACCTCCCTGTCCTACAGCGTACATCCAGTTAGCTACCTGTTTACGCGTTTGATACGGTTGTAGTAGAACGGTGTCCTTATCTATAGCAGTCAATGGATTACGCATCATTATCCACCTGCTACCATCAAACACAGGGTGGGTTTGGCAGAACTCAATTTCCTCAAAAGAGAACACGGGTTTTTCAACTTTCATAGTGAACCCGACTTGAGTGAACCACTCATCCAACCCCTGGGAAAACCGTTCCAAATCAGATTTCTCGAGGATCACCACACAGTCATCTCCATTGTTCGCGAGCTGAACAGAGACGCTGCGTTGCATAGAATATTCATAAATCATGCTACACATGAGTAGACAATTGCCAAGCGAGGTGTTCATATCACCAGACATCCTAGTACCCTCCGTTGTGTACGAGAGCCTGCCATCAGGGGCATACCCTACACATCGGTTCCTCAATTGCTGCTCGAGTAACGACCTTAATTCATTCTTATGCCTCCTGATCGGAAAGCAGTCCAAATAAACACCGTGTTCCCAGATCAAAGCATCCAAGGACACATGTTGGTCAAACCGAGACGCGTCAAGGCCGATGGCCACAGGAGTCGCAAAACTGTCCCACTTCTTGCGGAGTATTGTAGCAGATTCATATGCATTATAACCTTTAATTACGGTAGGTGATCCGTAAAGCTTTGCAATCGACTTGAACATCATGTGCTCAAGCTTCTTCAAATATCTACCCACGGATATATTGTACCTCGGCGAACGTGGGGATATAACCCTAGGCACAGGGTCAGCTTTACTCGTGCAATCGGTCTTCTCATACTTAATGAATACCTCCACCGACGAATCACCTCTGTTGAGATTCTCACGCAAGAGACTCTCAGCAGCGCGCTCGTACACTTGCTTCTTACGACCCTTACATGAAGCCAGAAACTCTGGAATACTCCACGGGGTGGTCTTAGGCAGGTGCCGGGAGAGCGCGGCTCGCACGCCTAATAGCGTGCGGGCAAACGACACCGGCTGAGGCGGGCGACAGAATTCACCGTCTTTCCCTTTAACGAAAAAGACTCGTTCTGCAACCGCACGTTTTAGATTTGAGAAGGTGTGACTAAACGGAATCAAGGCAACACCCCCGGAAAGCCCGGAGATGCGCACAAACATCCTATCCTTAACCATACCCAATGATTTGAGCCCTACAGACACCAAGCCAGACTCGACAATAGGGGCTCTCGTTTCAGCTCCAGTCTGGCCCTGTAGAATCACTGGGCACCCCTATAAAGGAGCACCCCCCGTAGGGAGCAACTCCGTATAGGCCTTAGTTGTAGCATACTCCTCGCACTCCTGATATGTCTCTGTTGGAATGTATGAGAGGAATAGCGCTTCATCAATAGCTTCAATCTGGTGCTGCAACCGCAACGAGGTGTAATGCTCCTGCACGTAATTACGGAGCCACTTCCTCGTCACCATCATATCAGCGTCACTCTTCTTGCGATGGCCAAACTGTAAATAGGCCCTCTTCGCAAGATACCGGGCAAACCTGTGGGGCTTCCTATTGATACGACAGTTCAGTATCTCGGCTTCAATAGGGGTTGTCGCGTCATCATGGTACTTCCCAATCCATGATTCAGCTAATTCCTCTATATCATCCCGCCGATCCACCAACCAATCAATTACTCCTTGTAACCGATCCACAACGCTGTGCACTGCCCGTGACACAGAATTCAAGACAAATCGCAATATTGAGAAATGCAAAATAAGGGGCCAGAACATCAACCACAATGTCGTCTTGATGACACCCATGGCGTACTGTACTCAGTAAACGAGAT